ATGTAGAGGGTCGCGGAGCGCACCCTGATGACGTGTCTGCTGCCTACTGGGGCACCCTGCTATCCGACCCTACTAACCTGCTCGGCTTGGGCATCACCAAGAACGCTGTTAAAGGTGCAATACGATGAGTATAGGTTTAGTTAAGATCATCATGAAAGCCCGTGGTGACGATGTAGCGGGCGCCGTGGATGACCTGACGCGCATTGGTGGGTTCCCTGAAGAGGTAGCGCAGCGCATTGCCACTGGCGAGCTCCCTATGGACGAGGCCAGCAGGGTGGCCAGGCGTGAGGCACAGACGGTGCCAACGGACCTGTACCACGGCAGCACGCACGATATCAAAGAGTTCAGCGGCGAAGGAGTGGACACCAACGACTGGGGCCGTGGCACTTACCTGACCGACAGCACCCATGACGCTACCAGAAACTACGCCGGTACGCATGGCCCTGACTTTGACGCCAAGGTCGATATGAATGAGCGCCAGGAGGATTATGATTGGGGCCTTGAGCATCTAGGCACCCCAGCGCAGGCAAATGATTACTCAAGAGCAAAAGCGGTGGCTAGGCTTAAAGGTGAGAACGACGGGGTAATTTATCCGCTAAGGGTTAAGCCGGAGGGTCTGCTCGATGTTACAGAGGAGGTGAAGCTACCTAATTACGAGGAGCTGGCGATTGAGGACCTGGGCTACGCGGGGAAAGAGATAGACTCGGAGATGTATGACGAGGTCCTAGAGCGGGCCTGGGAGCTCGAGGAGCTGTCCCTGACTAATCAGGGCCCAGAGTACCTAAACCCAAACGATTCTCTTTTCAGTGTCGTCAACAAGTACGAAGGCGACGTCAGCGCCGTCCCAAGATACGAGGAAGGCGATAGATGGTCGCACGCAAAAAGTGCCTTGAACGACACCTTTATGACCGACGAGCATGGTGATTATGTCGGTACCGGGAGGGCGGCCCAGGAGGTCCTGTCCGACACTGGTGCCAGGGGCATACACGACCCAAGCACACCGGAGAGATTTCAGACGATGGAATCTGGCGAGCACACGGTCATATTCCCCGGCAATGAGGACATGATCAGATCAGCCAACGCCGCATTCGATCCGCAGTACAAGGGCAAGAATATAATGGGAGAGGCTACTGTACCGCTGCTAGGTCTACTGTCGACAGGCACGGCGGGCGCCGGCCTGCTGCTGAAGTCCCTGTTTGCGGAAGCAGAGGAGGCAAGGCGATGAGTGCAGCATCAATCTTAAAGGCTATAGCAAAGCTGACCGCTAAGGGCTACCCGGAAGAGGTAGCGGAGCGCATCGCCAAGGGCGAGCTGCCTATGGACCCAGCGAGCGTTGCCAAGCGTGCCGACGAGCAGGGCTACGGCCCGACAATGTACCGAGGTCACCCAAATAATAATCCGCCTCGTAGTGATCAAGACCTATGGATGTCTGACGATATCGATGTGTCTGAGACGTATGTGACCGGCGGCGAGTATTACGATGAGGCCACCGATTCATACAAGCGGCTTCCCGGTACGCTAACACCGCTAAAACACAACGCAGGCGACAACCTGTTTCGCTATGACGCAGAGGGTGAATGGTATGAAGACCTTCACATAGAACCCAGCGATGTACCGGGCCTCTCCGAGACTCAATTTTTTAATGATTTTCGCTCTGGTAGCACAGATGGAATTGCGGAGATGGTAAAGGCCGAAGGCACTAGGAAGGGCACAGAGTTTAAAGACGTTGTGGACTACGCTGGGGACGACGTGCATATGATGGACATGCAGACAGCAAATGTTCACAACATCCTCGGCTCACGCCCTGACGTTAAGATCCGCCACCCTGATGCCGCATTCGATCCGCAGTACAACGGGCCCAATATTATGGGAGGCGCTGCCGGCACGGCAGGGCTTACCGGCCTGCTCGCTGCGGGGCAGTCTGATGACTCGGAGGCTTCGGTTGCCAGCCTAGCAAAGAGGGGACTCAGAATCGTGGAGGGTCACAGTCCCGCCTCCACCTCGGGCGACAGTCTTTTTGATATAGTCGATGGGCGGGGCGACGATATTGGCGGCGCCGAATTTTGGGTAACTCCAGGCGGCGACTTGAATGCCTACGGGATGCGTTTATATCCAGAGCACCGTGGCACTGGGATAATGAATGAGGCATACGACGCAATCGAGGAGATTTCTGGCAGGAAGATAGAGCCCAGCGACGTCCTTACGGAGGACGGTATGAAATTCTGGATTAGAAGAGACCCGCGCAAGATGCAAAAATTGTATGAACGCGAGAGATTCGACTACTACGAAAAAGATGTGCTGGACTCTATATTTGCAGAGGCTCTGGAGGCCAAAAGGTAGGCTGCTCCAACACTTGCTCCAACAAAAGGGTGAGCTACTCGCCAACGCACGTCCGTGTGCTATGTAGAATATGGCTCCGTCTGCTGGGCTCGAACCAGCGACCCGCTGATTAACAGCCACCGGGTCAGTGACGGGAAAGCTATATAAACACTGGCTTTCGCTCTAAACTTGCTCCAACTTTTCTTATTTTTGCTCTAGTTTCTATGCGGCTTTGCCGACATTGCTCCTACGCCGTCGCAGGCATTTCCTGCTTAGTCCTGACGTACACCTTTCGCATGTTAGGGCTGCGGTGCCCGGCCCAGTTCTTAGAGTGCAGCGACACGCCACGGGCCTTCAAATCATGAAACGGAAACGGCTCGATGCCGTACTTCTTCATGCTGGCCTGCAGTCGTCTCCAGGCGCTCCTGAAGCCACTTTCGCTGTACTGATGGCAAACGTACTCTCCTCCTCTAACGACGCTGAGAGCGTCTCTGAGGCGGTCTGAGAGGATCGTCATCTCACCCTCGGAACCCTTGAGTCTATTAAACTCCAGGTGGGTGTCGGAGATGTCCTCTACCTTGATCGCCAGGACCTCTGAGAGGCGCCCTCGCAGCAGGAAAGCTAACTCCATCATCTGGGCTATTGCCGGCGGCGCGAGCCTGAGAGCGGTCTCGTAATCATCGTCAGATACCATGCGCTGGCGTGGCTCCTCACGGTTCAACTTAACCTTGATACACGGGTTCTCCGGGATCTCATTTCTCTCCTCGCACCACGACCAGGCACTCTTCAGTACCGCTATGTGCCGGTTGGCTGCAACTGGATGCGGGTAAGTATCCAGGTAGTCCCGAATAGTTCTCTTCGTCACCTTGTTAAGTCGACATTCCCCAAAGGTAATCCCACCAGCTGGCTTGCTACATATCTTAGCAACCGCAGTCCGGTAGTCCTTCTGGGTCTTTGGCTTCAGCCTGGCAAACTGCTGGCTGTCTAGGTACAGGTCCAGCATCCACTTGACCGTATCCTTTGGCGCCTTGCCAATGCCCTCGTAGATGGCCCACAGCTCTGACATGGGCACGGTGTCATCCGCGAGGCGTACTGCTTTTCCCCACTTTTGCTTACCGTCCACACGCCCGAGCCAGGGCTTATACCAGTACGCATTCCTAGCCTGGAAAACGTACTTCGGTAGCTGCGTCCTCTTTTGCATTCTTGATTCCCTCATTTAACATATCGTTTGTGGTTCGCGGTTTCCCGTCAGAACCCACCACATATGGTATAGAGTTTTCATCGAGGAAGCGACAAACTTTACTAATCTGCTTGGAGCCGCTGAGTAGCTGCAGCTCCGGATAGTCCACCAGGACCATTACAGCATCACCACTGAAGCGCCTATCGCCACGCCGCAGCAGAAGGCAATAAAGAGTAGTCCGTAAGTGTTACTGCGTCGCCAAATGCGAGTGTTCTTGCTCATAAATCCTCCTTGATTTAAAAGGGCCCCGAAGGGCCCGCAGGTTTCTGATTAGAAGGGAATGTCTTCTAGCGTCGGTGCCGGCGCAGCTGGTGCTGCAGCTGGCGCACCCTGGCCCGCCATGTTGGGGTCGGGCTTCCAGGTATCCACCGAGGCGTAGCCCTTGCCCTGCTGCGAAATCTTCATATCGACATTGACCCACTCCTCTCCGGGGTTGGCTGCCTTAAACTCCCGCATGAACTCTGCAAACTGCGGCAGGTTGAATGACGCCTTTGCGATCACAAAGTCGGGCGCGTTCTCGTGCTTCTGCTTTGGGTAGAAGCCCTTTACCAATACTGACTCGTTTTGATTTTCCATAATCACTTCCTTGTCGATTGAATGAATTGTTGATCCTCTGCGCCCAGGCGGGCCCATACGGCGTTCTTTTCGTACCCTGTCAACTCACCTATTGTCTCCAGCAATAGATCAGTGTCGTCCGCTGTGCGGGCCTCTGCGACAGTCTCAGAGACGCTGTCAAAAAACAGGTTGGCGTGCTTCAAGGCACCGCGATAGGCGTCCTTGAATTTGGTCTTCTGACCAGCCGGTGCATCGTTAAACAAGTCCGTTCTGGTCCGGTCATCCAGCCCGGTGACGTACTCGTGAAACTTGCTGTGGTCACCTTCATCGATAAGGCGCGACACAACATCGAACGGCGACTCGTCAACCAGACCCTTCACCTTCGTGTACAAAGACAGCCCCAGCCCGTGCATCGCCACGGCCTTAACGAGACATCTCTGATTCGCATCCGACACGTCTCGGGACGATGGGTTGGCAATACTGCGATTACGGTTATCCATTACAGGTAAGCGAACGGTATGAGTTAAACCCTCTACAGTGACCCCTACCTCGACCATCACGCTGCCGTCTGGAAATGTCTCCTTCTCGCCATAAAAATATGTGCTGCCGGGATAGTCTTCGCACAACTTTGTCCAGGCCACACCCCAACTTAAATAAGATAGATTCCCCTTCAGTTCTACGCCCTCGGAAACATCCTTTCTACTCAGCTTTATAAAGCGATTTTCTTCTTTCATTTAGCCTCCCTGCCTTGTGTGCTCTATCAACCAATCCAAATAGACCCTGGCCTTCTCCAAATCTTCGAGACCGTTCTTATAGCGCCACCTCAAAACATATTTGAGGAGCGCGGCCTCGTAATGAAACTCGACCGCCGAACCTTGCTGTTGCCGAATGATGTCAATCACCTCGATCGGGCCGACCGTATAATGCTGCGGCTGGTTGACCGGGTCATAAACCTCGTCCTTCATCATCTCCCGGTGGTCAGCCGGTAACATGCACTCCGGCTTAACGTCAGCAGGAAATGGCCGGTTGTCGTAGAACCTCGATGTCACGTCGTTCCAGTCTGTTGCGTTTGAATCGTTAATACTCATTGCACGCCTCCATCCGTTCTTCCGCTACCTCAACTACCGACCACGCCTGTTCGCACAGCGCGTCCCACGCCTTGCTGTATGCCGTCACGTCTATTACATGGGCATCTGCCAGCTCGCGTATTGAGCTCATAGGAATCTCTTCCACCTCTGACACGTCGCGTATCAGCTGCCACAGCTCTGCGCGCATGTGTTCCCTCTCTAACTCAGACCGCATACTTCCTCCTTATCTTGCTTCCGAGATTCATGTACTCAATCTGCGGCACGCCATCGATCACAACGCCGCACGATATGATTGGCTTCTTGGCAAAGTTCTTGCCGTATGCGAATGCCATGTGCTTCTGATTGACCCCGCAGCCGACCGCTAGACCCCAGACCAGTTCCTGGTCAGTGGCCGTGGCGCTGATGCCTGCGTTGCTGTGGTTATGACCCGACACGGTGCAGCGCATACGCTGCTCTGCGTCCTTACGGAACCCGTTAATGCCGCCGGCAGTTTCACCGTGGTGATACAGCACGTTGTCGATCTCAACCTGATTGGCTACCGTCCAGCCCTCCGGCATTCCGAGCAGCTCCTCGATGGGCTTCATGTAGATGCTGGGCGCCATGCCTAGCTTTGCCATCTGCCTGGCGGGGATGCGGTCATGGTTGCCCATGATCAACGTCGCCACCGGGAAAGCCTCATACCAATCCTGGGCGCGCTCAAAGG